TAATGTTGCCGGCCGGATCGGTGCGCAACAAAATATTTGACATCATCCATCGCGTGACCGGATTCCCGGCATGACGCAATTTCCCATCCTTAACCAATCTTTCCAATTCCTTTGTTGGCGTTGACATGCTTACAAAACCTTGACCAAATGGAAACATGGTCAACCCTTCGTTTTGCAATTCAATTACCAGCTGCGAAGCGTTAAAACGGTCAAATGCTACATCCTTAATGTCGAATTTTGTGGCAAGTTCACAAATTTTGGCTTTTATGAACCCGTAATCCGTGACATTCCCATCGGTTGCAATAATGTGACCTTTGGCCACCCATTCGCGAATCGCTTGCCCGGCTGCGTCATTTCTTTTTTTGACCGATTCTTCGGGTAAAAAATACCATGTTCGCACCGCGTGATTGTGCGGAAAATACAAAGTGAATGCGCAAAAATCACCAGTTGATGCCAAATCCAATCCACCAAAACATTGTTCACCTTCTAATTCGTCATCGCCATCGCATTGTTTCCAAATGTTGTCTGAAATCCATGTTTGTTCCGTGTCGGTCCATACATTCAACAACTTTGTTTTGAACTCAACTTCTTTCGATGTGTATTCTTTGGCTTCGGTCAACGCTTGCTGCAATTTGCGCGGGTAAACCGAAACGCCCCAATTGGGATTCGCTTTTGCCCATACTTTTTCATCCATCCAATCATCGCCATCATCCAATGTGTAAATCACCGAAAACAATGCATCATCTTTGATTGCCCCGTTCAACACATTGACGCAATACCCCCGGTGGCGATAACACGCCGATTCACGATTGAACCCGGCCGTTGTGATGGTGAACAGTAATGGTTGACGGCGCGCGCCCATACTGTTGAAAATAACATTGTACAATTCATCGTTTGGATGCGCATGATATTCGTCAATCACCGCCATGTGGGTGTTCAATCCATCTTGTTTGTTTGGATTCCACTCTAATGGTTTATACAAATTTTGTTCGTGGATGATTCTGCGGTTGTTAACTGAATTATTGACAACAACTGCATCCTTCAACCATTCCGTGTTTTGGGCCATCCTTACGGATTCGCCAAACACCATCATGGCCTGATCCAACTTTGTGGCCGCTGAATAAATCTGCGCGCCGGCTTCATCATCGGCAATCAGGCCATACAACATGACCGCGGATGAAAATGTCGATTTCCCATTTTTGCGCGGAACTTCAACATATGCGCGTGAAAATCTGCGTGATCCATCCGGATTCAAAAATCCAAAAAGATTCCAAATGATAAACGCTTGCCATCCTTCCAACAAAAATTTGCGTCCGGCATGCTCGCCGGTGGTGTGTTCCAATTCTTCGATGAAATTAATGGCATGTTGCGCAAATGCCGCGTTAAATTCAAAACGCGATAAATCATCAATATATCGTTGACATGCGTGTTTCACCAATTCACATGCGTGAATTTTGCCATCAATCACATTCAACGCATATTGATGCGCCTTTGTGTTTTCAATTCCGGTTTTCAAGGAATTTCAAATTGTCTTTGGCAATTGATTCGTTGCGATAAACAAACGGCAATTCGAACTGATCCATGTCAATGAACGAACCATCGCGGTGGATTGGTTTATATCCTTCGCCATCGTGGCGTTCAATTTGCCAACAATTCCCATTCCCAACAATTCGGAATTTTGGAACAACCAGTTGTTGCTCGATTTCAAATGCGGGTTTGTGTTTTATCTTTTTCATGCTGATTTTGATTTGAGTAATTCTAATTTTGAAACCGGCTTTTGATTTGTGTTTGGAATGCGCGCGCGCGCTGATGGGGTCACGCCAATCAATTGCCCTAATTGCATCGCTTGTTTGACGCAATTTTGTTTTGTTGTGAACCACGGGTTGACCTTTGGGCCTTGCTGCGTTTCAATGACCATGCCTTGTTCCTCGCATTTTTCAACGGCAACATAATAATTGGCCACCGCTTCGGAATACATCGCGATGATTCCCAAATCCACGCCAACCAACATGTTGATTTTTTTCAGTTCAAAACACATTTCGTCAAAAATCTTTTTGGCGCGTGGCGTTTTAAATTCAATTTCCGTGGTTGGTTCTTCTTTGGTTGTTGTCATGGTCATTTCATTTTCAAGAATTCGGCACTTTTGCGCCGTTCCTTTTAATTTTTTGACTTCGGTTGGCACTTTGGGTCGTCCTCTCATTTTGGTTGTCTTAAATCGCCTTAAAATGGTTTGTTCCTATTTTTGCACGGGTGTGAAAAAGAATGACACAGCGGTTAACCGTGGGTCGCTGTGGGGAAAAACACCCCCTACCGGGTCGACTTCGGGCCACCAATGCATGTTTTCGTGTGCGTCCATGTGCGTGTGTGCGAATCTCATTGTAGAATTAAAATTGTTTTGATTCCTTGCCGGACTTTTTTGCGTGGCATGAATTACACAGCGGTTGCAAGTTGTCGACATCGTTGAACGATCCGCCCAATCGAACGGGATTGATATGGTCAACCATTTGCGCAACCATGATGATTCCATTGTCACGACATTGCCGGCATAATGGTTCATCACGCAACATCGATTCGCGTAACGCGCGCCATGCCGTTGTGTGGTATCGTGGCTCACGATGGCGATGGGCAGTGTGAACTGTTTTGTTCTGAATCTTCTTTGATGGAAACATTGGCATGATGCAAAGTTATATTAAAATTTTATCAAACAATTACAACATTGTGTCATCACATTGCTGAATGGCCTTGAATATTTCAAATGCAACTTGTGGAACAATGGCATTGCCTAATGCTTTGATTGATTCGGTTCGCCACTTTGGAAAGGTAATTCCATCCAGTTCACGGGAAATCCCATCATTTCTGCCACAAACCGGGGGTTGAGTTGGGAATTCGTCCCAATGTGATATTTGATATAATTTGGCAATTGTGTCATGTGATTCATCACCGTTTCGTTTTCCCCGGTCAAATGTTCCATTGAATTTGCCCCTTTGTAATCCCTCGTTGACGGGGTTGGTAGTAAACCCATCGCCGCAAAATGTTCCAAATACATCGCCCGTGTTTTGCCCCCATAAATTTGTTTGCGTTTCATTGTTTGTTCCTCCGTCACCTCTCTCGGACTTGAATTGGGCGTTGGCAGCAACAAACCAAATTCTTTCCCTTCGGTGTGGTGCGCCGACCCCACATGCAGGAATAACAACGGGCGCGACTTGATACCCGTTATTTTCCAAGTCAATACACACTTCTTCGAATACCATTCCCCCGTTCCAATTAAGTAATCCGCGAACATTTTCGCCCACAATGTAACGCGGGGAAATTTCTTGTATCGCTCGCAACATGTGCGGCCACAAATGGCGTTCATCTTCTTTGCCTTTTCTTTGCCCGGCTGATGAATAGGGCTGACAAGGAAATCCGCCGGAAATAATGTCAATTGTGTTTGCATATTTTGTGAAATCTGATTTTGTTATGTCGTTAAATGATTCGGCCTTTGGCCAATAATGTTTCAATACTTTTTGCCCAAATGTATTCCATTCACAATGGAAAACATTTTCCCATCCCATCCATTCCGCGGCTAAATCAAACCCGCCAATTCCTGAAAACAACGATCCGTGTTTCATGAAACGACTTCGGTGTACTTTGTCAACTTGCCATCGAAGGTCGCATCAATCACCCCTGATTCCCCGTGCCTATTCTTTGCGATGATTAGTTCGGCATTCTCAATTGGCGGTTGTTCTTTGTCATAATAGGCCGGACGGAATGGAAACAACACAACATCCGCATCCTGTTCGATTGCACCTGATTCACGCAAATCAGACAACAACGGGCGTTTGTCGGCGCGTTCCTCCGGTTTACGGGACAACTGCGCCAATATCATCACGGTGCATTTCAATTCCTTTGCCATCAACTTCAACCCGCGTGAAATCTCTGCGATTTCTTGTTCGCGCGAATGGCTTTTGTTTACGCGAATCAATTGTATATAATCGATGATTACAAGGTCCAACCCGTGTTTTGCTTTGTGCAATTTACATTTGCCGCGGATCATCTGCAATGATGTGTCCGGGTCGTCATCAATGTGGAATGTCATCGGTGGTGTATTCAGGAATTGTTGAACATTGTCAATTTCTTCTTTGTACAATGAATGATTGCGAATGCGTCCATTTGGTATTTGACCAATCAATGAAACATAGCGTTTGGCCAATTGTTCGTTTGACATCTCCAATGATAGGAACAATGCGCGGCCATTACGCAACGCGAAATCATGGGCAAATGTCAAGGCGATGGCCGTCTTTCCCATTCCGGGGCGACCGGCCACAACAATCATGTCACCGGCGTTGTAACCTCCAATCGCTTTGTCAAGTTTGCGCCAACCTGATGGTTTTCCGGTCAACTGGTTGCCGCGCGACATTGCATCGACAATGTTGTTCATGACACCTTTGGAAACGGCGTTGATGTCTTTTGGCTCATGGCCAATGTCAATTTGTGCTTCATCAATAATTGATTGCAATTGCGACTTTGCTTCAATCAACCCACCGTCAAAATTCAAACCAATGACCCGGTTTTTGATATTGTTTAAAACAAAATTGTATTGTAGTTCGATGACCTGATTTTTGATTGATGGCAATCCCGAACATGCGGCCGATAATTGCGCGGCCAATATTGTTTCCGCTCGATCCAAATATTTCCGAATGGTGAACGGGTTGACGGTTTCGCCTGATTCATAGACAATGCGCATCGCTTTAACTATTTTCCCCAATGATTTATTTGTAAACCATTTTGATTGAATCTTTGGCAAATGATGATGCAATTCAGAATAAAACGCTAATTGACTGATGATATATTCTTCGTTCGTCATTGTTGTTTGTAGTATTGTGCGATTGCCAATGCGTGTGTGTAATTTTCGGATTCAAATTTCAATTCCTGATTGACATACACGCGCCATTTGTCGATGTTGTTAACATTGCCCATGACAATTCGGACATGGTTTGTTTGTTCACGGATCGCATATTCAACTGTAATCGATTCGGCTTTTTCCCCCAATGTTGTTTCCCGAAATGCTTTTTTCATTGTTTTGACCCAATTTGCAGCTGGTGAACCAATTTCCGCAATGAATGTTTGCACCGGATAAGAATTGAATTGACGGTCGGTGTGTTCGATTTCAATTGTGATAATGAATGTTTTCATTGTTTTTGTTTGATTTCGTGTTTCACGACATCCCAATAAACAAACACGCCATGCGGTGTTTTGATTTGGAAATTTAATTCATTGTCGCGCATTTCTGCGATTAACTCATTGACATGAATCAACGCGCATTCAATCGCATCGCTTTTGTTTAATGAAAAAATTACATCACATTCACCCGTCACCAATTCAACTGATTCTGAATTGACAAAAAGGAATTTATTGATTAACTGGTCGGCTTTTTGTTGCGGTGTCAACATTGTTGTTTTTTTATTGCTCATTGTATTGTTTGATAAATAGCGAACATTCATACCATGTCCCGGTGAATAAATGGTTGCCGTTGAATACCACCACGGCGGTGTTTTGGTTAATTTCTTCGATCCACATTATTAGTCAAATTTTAAGGGTTTGTAAAAAGATTCTTGTTTTGGTTGTTTATCATTGTTTTGTTGTTTCCATGTTCGAACGGCTGCCTTCCAATCCTTCATCGGATTTTTGCCAACCTTCCATCCATTTGATTCGTAGTAATCAACAAATCGTTGTGACATGTCATTCATGTTTAATTCGGCCATGTATTGACGCACATCATCAACCGGCGGTTTGCTGAACCTTTTTGGCTTTTTTGCTTTTTGTTCCAATACTATATTTATATCATTATCATTATCATTATCATTATCGGCATTTTTTGCATCGTTTGGCATGCGTTCGCATGCGTTCGCATCCCATCGCATGCGTGCGCTTAATGAATTGCGTTCACGGATTTTTTCGTATCGCACCAAATCGCGTTTCAATTGTTGTTTGATTGGCTCGAATGCAATTTTGGTGATGACATTATCGGTGTCGGGATTCAGGTCGTTCACATAATACAAAACATGTTTGAATAGGTGTCCGGCTTGCTCATCCGTTAATTGTTCGATTGTGTGTATAATATCGCAATACAACACAAATGATTTTTTATCCTTTGCCATCTAATTGTTTTAAATTCAATGCAACATATTGTTTGCCATCATGCCATTTTGCGATTGTCAATCCGGTCATCATTTCCCGTATTTGGCGCATGGTTCGTTTGATTGGCTTGCCCGGTTCAAACATAAAAACAATGAACAAATCAGCATTCAAACCAAAAAGGAATTCAAATGCGCTGTAATTAATAACATCGTCAATTTTCATCTTATTTGTTCCTTTAATATGGAAATACATCATGCGTTGTTTTTTGGCGTTGAAATATACAAAATCAGGCAATGACCGGATCAACCGATGAATGTTCCAAAACCCATTGATGTTCATTTCTTTTTCGTTAAACCCAACCCTTTGAACTGGCATTCCAACCGATTCCATGTAATCAACAAACCACATTTCCGACATGTTTGCGACTGTTTGGCGTTCTTTGTATGTGTTACTCGCTTTCTCCATCGCTTTCCAATTTTAAAATTTCCAACGCTTTTTTGTACAGCTGGCGCGCATGTCGGTCGGTTTTTTTCCATGATTCAAATGTGTTCACGGCGTGAATGATTGACGAATGGTCGCGACCTAATTTGTTGCCGATTTGCTCGAATGTAAAATGATAATGACGGCGCAAAATGAATGAATACATGTGCCGAATCATTATGACATCACCTTCGCGCAATCGACCCATTATTTTTCCCGGTGTCATTGATCCAACTTCGCAAAGACATTGCAACACCTGATTCATCAAATCTAACCGGCTAACGGCGTTTTCATGTTGAATGTCCAATGTTGTTTTGAATTTTACTTTGGGATAAATAATTTCATTTTTTAATGTAGCGATTTCGCGTTCGTACTGGTCACGCATTCGAATTATGTCTAATGACAATCGAGCGTTTTTGCTGCGTTCTTTGACAAATTCACGAAAATAATCTTTTGATTGCGTTGTGGCTTGTTTCATTGCTTAAAATTGTGTTTTTACCGTCTTTGTGTACCTTAACCAAAATTTTCGTTTCGGTGTCCTTAATTACGCTTAAAATGGCTTTTAATTGTGTTTTTGTGATTGTTGGTTCATCGCCAATTGCGATTTCAACCATTTCCGTGATTCTTTGCATCTTGTTTCCCTAATTTATACCCGATGACATACGCCACCAAAATGTGCAATTGTATTAATAAAATGATTTTCCAACTCATAATTCATGTGACCAAATAAACTTTTGTTTGCATCTTTTGTGGGCAAAACTGAAACCGGCATTGTAGGCCATTTGGTTTTCAATCTTTTCTTTCATCAACCAATATTCCTTTTCTGAATCCCTGAATTTTACTTTTTCAAATGCCTCCATGAATTCAATCAACTGGGCCATTGGTGTCATGACTTTATTTTCCATCCAATACATGTTTTGTTAAAAAATACGCAACTTGATTGTCAATCCATCCGGAATTTTGCGCCCGTTTTATCCATTGCGCCTTTTTCTTTTCTTCGATGTCGCGTTTATGCGCCATGATTCCATCAATGTTGGAATGCGCCGCCCATTGTGAAAATACGCGCCCACCAATTTCGATTTCCCCACATTTGCGGATCAAACCATCTGATTCAAGTGATGACAAAACCGATGTAACGGTCGGGTGCAATCCGAAATTGTCAATCAATGTTTTTGTGGAAACGCAATTCCATTTTTGGATTGCAACAAAGATTTTGGCGCGGTTGGTTTCAACTTTGCCTTCGTTTATTTGGCGCATGAACGCCATTATTTTTGCGCTCATTTGCCGGCCTCCTTTTTCTTTGCGCGTTGCTTTTGTTTTGCAATGCGGGCTTTTTCACGGATGGCGGCATCACGGATCATCGAATCTTCGTATTTCCGTTGAACATCCTGATACAAATTTGAAAATGTGTGCAATTTGTCGGTCAATCCGGCAATCTGCGATTTCTGCGCCATCAAATTTGATTCATTGTCAAAAATGACTTTGTTTTGTTTCCAAACGCTTTTTTCAAGGCCGCGAACTTGCGCGCGACTGGCATTGTACATCAACCACAAAATGAATGCGGTGACGCAACTGATGGTTAAAAAAATGTAAATCATTATCGTTGTTTTATTTGTTTTTGCCTTTGTACATTCTGCGTTGAACCAACATTTGCGTGAATTCATTGAATTCCGGGATGTATTCATCGCGTTCAAATTGATAGGGTTTGGCCTCCGGCATTTCGTTGAATCGCTTTGAATTCAATTTGATGCAATGCGCGCCATACATCACCGCAATGGTAATGGGCGTTAAAATGATAAGGTAGATTAAATCCATGTCGTTTTTCTTAATTGTTGATGCAATGTTAAAACACATTTTGCAAACAAAAAAACATTTGTGACATTTTTTTAAAAAATTTTCGTATTGAACGAAAAAAGGGGCAACCATCGGCGGCCGCCCCTTAAATCAACAATGATGAAACAACGATAAGTTTGGATGAATCTGCGCAAATATCGCGCATCCTTTGTTGACATTTGCAACATTGTGTATATTTGCTGAACAATGGAAAACAACGAATTAACAATCATCAACAGCAACACAACTGGTGAATCCGGTCAAGTGTTTGCCCCGGCGCAATTTGAACACGCCCAAAGAATCGCAAAATTATTGTCATCATCCGACCTTGTTCCGAATCAGTACAAAGGAAACATTGCAAACACGATGGTGGCATTAGAAATGGCCCACCGGATGAACGCATCGCCTTTGATGGTCATGCAAAATTTGCACATCATCCACGGACGACCATCATGGGGTTCATCATTTATCATCGCCTCATTAAATTCATGCGGGCGATTTGGAACGCTGCGGTTTGAATCAACACCAACATCATGCAAGGCCGTCACAATGGATAAACAATCAGGCGCAATTTTGGAAGGCCCAACGGTGACGATGGAAATGGCAAAGTTGGAAGGATGGTTGGATAAACCCGGATCAAAATGGAAAACAATGCCCGAATTGATGTTAAAATATAGGGCGGCGGCTTTTTTTGGTCGTTTATACGCCCCCGAAATCATGATGGGGTTATATTCTGCCGATGAAGTGGTCGACATTGCCGCAAACAACGCGAAAATGGGCAAATAACCCTATTTCAACGCGAAATCGTTTGAAGTAATCAAAGTATATGTGAAGCGGTTGCCATGCAAGGCGGCCGCTTTTTTTGCTAACAACATGAACTGGTTGAAATCTTGGGTGCGTTTAAACACCTGACAACCTTCGGACCAATTGTTGACCTGAACTGAATCAACACCGGCTTTGTGAATGTTTATGCCAAACACGCCCGTTTGCGTTGCGTTCTCATTATACACGCCATCTTTGATGTCATCACGGAATACAGTCACCGGGCCACATTGTTTCAACGCTTCATATTTGCCCTGATGCAATCCAATGTGATGTGAACCGCGATATTGTCCGGGCTTCATTCGGGCCGTCCCCGCGCCATTGTCGGTGGTGATTGCCCATTCTTTGATGAACCAATTGTCCTTTTCTTTGTAGGCAACAACGATTTTGTCATCAAATGCGTTTGTGACCTTTTGCCCGGTTGCTGAATTTCGAACACCAATGATGTTCAAATTGAAATCCCCATTTTCAAAAAATGCATAACCTTTGGCGGCCATTGTGCGTTTCAAATCTGCAATTGTAATCATAACAATACAAAGATAATTAAACCAACGCCCAATGCAATTGTCACTTTGCGCAGCTGGTAAAATCGTTCGTCACGCTTTTTGATTTCATCCAACAATTTGTTTGTGATCCGTTCTTGTTGTGCGATGACCTCGGAATCAATTTTGCGATATTCCCGGCACAACGCCAATTGTTCGCGCGCCTCCGCGCCTTTTAATAAATATAAATTATTTTCCGCAACTGTCAAGGAATCGATGCATTGCGATGATGCGGCGTGTGGCTGCGCAACTTGTATCGCCATGATAAGCCACAAAAAGTGTTTCATATTTGCTTTGAATAAATATTTGCGTGTCATGTAATGTTTTGTATTTGTTTTTAATGATTTGCAATGTGTCGAATTCTTTTTGAACAACTCTGATGGCCGGGCCATGAACAACATTGGTTTGTTTTGGAACTGCAAAATGAAGGTATGCAAAACCACCAACAAATAACAACACCAACAACAAAATGGTCAAATCAACTTTCCGCATCGTTTTTGGTGTTTGCAAATTTGTCGATGGATGTGAATCCCAAACAACAAATCACAATCCATTCAACCGCTTCAACCAATTCTTTGGATGGCGCGATGTCTTGGGGTGACAATGAATTGTGGGCCATTGTGCCAAACAAAATGAATGATCCGACAATCCCAACAAATCGTTTGGAACTGAATTCGCCTTTGTCGCCCTGAAATATTTGAAAAATCTTTTTCATCTGCCTTGACCGCGATATTTTTTTGCGGGTTTATTGTTTTTTGAGTGAACACCTTTGTTTTTGCGCTTTGGCTTTGGTTGCCAACTCACGCCGGATGATGTTTTTGCCTTTGCCATTATTTTAAGCCGTTTAATTTTAACATGTTGTTGATTGACGCGGTGTCCATGCCAACCAATCCGGTGTCAACGCCCATGAACAACATGGTTGATGTCATCGCCTCGATTTTTGTTTCAGCGGTTGCAACGGCTTCTTTCAATTCGGCCTTTTCGGCAACTTTGTTTTCAACCAATTGTTCGCCTTGCTTCTTTGCAGCGGAAACAACATTGGATGCCATTTTCATGTTGTTTTCAACGCGCTTCAACATTTGTTCGATTTCGTCCACATTGGGCGTGTTTACAGCCCCGACCGGGTAAATCATTTCTAATGTCAAAATGATGGCAACAAAGGCCGTTAAAATCGTTTTCATAACTTTTTAACGGTGTTAATGATTCGCAATTCCGTAATTGCGGCCGACAATGCCGAATCCGATTTTTTCAACGCTGATGACATCCGGTCAACTTTCAAATCCAATTGGTCAATTTTTTGATTGGCCTTTTCGATTTGTTCGGTGTACGAACTTTTGACATCATAGTACAAATATGAAACGGCCGCCAACATACAAAATGCCACCGCGGCCACCGGGTTTTTCTTGAACTGGTCAAACGAAACGGGCAACGCGTTTGCGTTAATTTGCTTTTTTACTGTCATTTGATGCGATTGATTTTTTTACTGTAATAAACCACCGCCAACAAACCCGAAATAAGACCAACAATGCCCACCACAAAGGTAAGGATTGGCTGATAAGTTTGCGTGAAAGTGATAATTGCTGAACTGCCTGAAATGGCCGTGGCAATCGCCGCCGTGGTGTCATTATTAAATTTGTTCATTTGGTGTTGGAATTACACAATATTCGCTTTCAGGATATTTTTCACAAAAGGTTTTGAGATACAACGAATCATCGCCCGAAAAAGTATGCACCCCACACGGATTTGGGAAAACCTCAAACGGGGCAAAACTTGCGGGGGGTTGTGAATAGAAAAGAATATCAACCGCCCATTTGTCGCTTTGCTTAACGCATACGGGTTTGTCATCTTCCGTTCCCCACTCTAAACAAATAAACCCAATTTCAACAACTGCGCAATCAACCCAAGTCGTGGATTCTCCCCCGTCGGGTGTGGTTGTAGTTTGCTCTATTAATTTGCGAAGGGTTGCCCATTGTGTAGGGGTGAACTCAAATTTTAAGAATTTCATTGTGTTAAATTGTGGTTAGTGATGCAAGTTCGGCGTCACTCAAGGCAGTAGGGAAAACCAATGCTTGAGCCAAA